CCGACAAGAAGTCCGTTGAGAAGCGTCCTGTCGGGCGTCCTTCGTCCTACAAACCTGAATATTGCGACATCGTCATCGCCTATGGTCGAGAGGGTTGTTCGCCTGCTGAGATCGCTTCGCGCCTCGATATTGATCGAGCGACCCTCTATGATTGGAGGGATCACCATGAAGATTTTTCCACAGCGCTCAAGAAAGCGAAGACGCACGAGCAGGAATGGTGGGAGAAACAGGGCAAAATCGGCCTGACTTCCGGGAAATTCAACGCGACCGTCTGGACGAAGTCCATGCAGGCGCGGTTCCGTGAGGATTACACAGAACGCACCGAGATCACGGGCAAAGACGGCTCTGCTATTGAGATGAAGACGACCCACCTGCTGGATGTCAGCGATTTGGACATTGACGAGCTTGACGTGCTGGAAGCTGCGCTTCTCAATACGTTGGGGAAATCCAGTGGGGCAGATTAAGCTTCCAAAGAAGATCGACCTCAAGCTTAACCTTAGAAACGTCCAGAAGACCGCCTGCGAGCTGTCTCTGGCTGCGTTCATCAAGCGCGCGTGGCACATCATCGAGCCAGCCCAGCCTTACGTCCACGGCTGGCACATCGACTTCCTGTGCGACCATCTGGAGGCGATCACGGAAGGCAAGGTGCTGGACAATGGCGAGATCTACAACAGGCTCCTGATCAACATTCCGCCGGGCACGATGAAGAGCCTATGCACTTCGGTCTTCTGGCCTGCGTGGGAATGGGGGCCGAAGAACATGCCCAACATGCGCTACGTCTGCGTGTCCCATAGCCAAGACCTCGCCATCCGCGACAACATCCGCATGCGCCGCTTGGTCGAGAGCGATTGGTATCAAGACCTGTGGCCGCACGTTCAGATGGTCAGCGATCAGAATGCCAAGACCAAGTTCGAAACCACCGCCACGGGCTTCAGGCAGGCCGTGGCAGCCGGTTCGATCACAGGAGCTCGTGGGGACAGGGTGATCATCGACGATCCTCTGAGCGTCGAGGACGCCGCCTCGGAGCAGATCCGCAAGACGCGAGAGGACTGGTTTCTTGAATCCGTGCCTTCGCGCCTCAATAACCCGATCTCGTCGGCCATCATCGTCATCATGCAGCGCCTGCATGAGAGCGACACTTCTGGCCTGATCCTCGACAGGCAGCTTGGTTACGATCACATCTGCCTACCCATGCGCTTCGTGGCATGGCGCAAGGAGTTCCCGACCAAGCTGGGCTACGTCGATCCTCGCGAGGAGGAGGGCGAGCTTCTGTTCCCGGATCGCTTCCCCCAGTCCGTCGTGGACCGTGACGAGCGAATCATGGGCATCTACGCCACCGCTGGGCAAAATCAGCAGGAGCCTGTCCCTCGTGGTGGCGGCATCATCGAGCGCGAGTGGTGGCAGGTCTATCAGAACGAGGACAACGCCTACCCCGCCTTCGACTACATCGTGGCGGCTCTGGACACCGCCTATGGCGAGAAGCAACACGAGGGCGACTTCAGCGCCCTGACCGTGTGGGGCGTTTTTACGTCTGACCTGACTGCCCAGATTACCAAGACGGTCGGGGTGAACGGCATGATGACCGTCGAGCGGTCGTACACAGATCAGCAAACACCCAAGGTCATGTTGATCTACGCCTACAACAAGCGCGCCCCGTTCCATCAGCTCCTTCAGGACACCGCCGACATCTGCACCAAGTTTCAGGTGGACCGTGTCCTCGTCGAGGGCAAGGCAAGCGGCCTCTCGATCCTTCAGGAGCTGCGTAGGGTCTACGGGCATGAGCCTTGGGCCATCGAGGCCGTGAACCCGGAGGGCGACAAGATCGCTCGCCTATACAGTGTCTCGTCTCTCTTCAGCGACGGGCTGGTCTATGCCTCGACCAAGGAATGGGCCGAACAGGTCATTCTCCAGACCTGCAACTTCCCCAAGTCCAAGAACGACGACTTGGTCGATACGGTCTCGATGGCGCTCCGCCACCTGCGCAAAATCGGCATCCTCCAGCGCTCCGCCGAGCGCGTGGCCGAGCTGGAGAACATGAAGCAGTATACGGGCAAGGCTCCCGCGCCCCTTTACGCCGTCTGAGCGATCAGGCAGAAGAACACGCCAACACAATCAGGTGAACACAATGCAACGAGTGCTCTGCAACGCAATCGTGGACGAGATCCGCATGGTAAAGCCGGGCGAGAAGGGCCTGAATACTTACCGCGTGGAGGTTTGGGGCCGCAAACCACATGACTATGTGCGCATCTATGAAATAGCCATGCGATCTGATACATTGGCCGCGCAAGAGGGGTTGCGGCGGTTCGTCGAAGAGATGGAACAGCTCGACCAGCAGTCAGGGACTTAATCCATGCCACTCACGCCCGGCCTTGTGCCCAACATCCGCCAGCCAGCTCCCGAACAGCCGGGGCTGCCGGACCCCGTCGATGTGGTAGTGGAGCATGCCGATGAGGGCGCTGACCTTCCTCAATTCGACGACAGTGGCGCAGTCCTCAAGATCGAGCATGGCGATGGATCAATCACAGTCTCTCTCGACGGTCGTCCAATCTCGGAAGGGCGCGACAAGGGCCGCGAAGGTTGGTTTGATAACCTTGTTGATGACATTGACGACCTTGAGCTTGGCCGCATCAGTGCTGATCTCCTTCGCGGCATTGAGGATGACCTCAAGAGCAGGCAGGAGTGGATCGAAGACCGGGCGCAGGGGATCAAGCTCCTTGGCCTGAAAATCGAGATCCCCGGTTTGCAGGGAGCGTCTGACGGCGCTCCGGTGGAAGGCATGTCCAAGGTCCGCCACCCGCTGCTGCTTGAAGCAGTGCTGCGGTTCCAAGCCAACGCGCGTTCGGAGCTGCTGCCCACCGATGGGCCGGTCAAGATCCGCGACGACGACAACAACGGCACCCTCGAAGAGGACCAGCTCGCCAACGCGCTCGAACGGGACATGAATCACTTCCTGACGGCGGTGGCTTCGGAATACTACCCCGACACCGACCGCATGCTGCTTATGCTGGGCTTTGGTGGCACATCCTTCAAGAAGGGCTACTTCTGCCCTCTTCGCAATCGCCCCGTCATCGAGAGCGTCGATGCTGACGACCTGATCGTCAACAATGCCGCCACTGACCTGAAGAACGCCACGCGAATCACGCACCGTTCTTTCATGCGACCGTCAACTGTCAAGCGTTTACAGATACTTGGCGTCTATAAGGACGTCGATCTGCATCAGGCCGAAGCCCCGAAGCTCGACGCCGTTCAGCGCGAGAAGAACGCGCAGCAGGGCATTATGCAGGAGGGTATGCGCCCCGAAGACCGCGACCGCGAGATCTACGAGTGCTATTGCGAGCTGGACGTCGTCGGCTTCGAGCACCGGTGGAAGGGCAAGAAGAGCGGTCTTGAGATCCCCTACCGCGTGACCATCGACGTCAGCTCGAAACAGATCCTGTCCATCGTCCGCAACTATGACGAGGACACCAAGAAGCTCCCCGAGGCGCGTCAGAACTTCGTGAAGTACACCTTCGTGCCGGGCATGGGCTTCTACGACATTGGCCTCCTGCACATCCTCGGGAACACTACGAACGCCATCACGGCGGCTTGGCGCGAGCTGCTGGATGCGGGCATGTACGCCAACTTCCCCGGCTTCCTGCTGGCCGACACCGGCGCTCGTCAGAATACGAACATCTTCCGCGTTCCGCCCGGCGGCGGTGCTCTGGTCAAGACTGGCGGGATGCCGCTCAATCAGGCCATCATGCCCCTGCCCTACAAGGAGCCGTCCGCCGCTCTGATGTCCCTTGTCTCCGACATGGCGATGACCGGCATGAGGATCGGCGGCACGTCTGAGCAGCAGGTCGGGGAGGGCCGGGCAGACGCCCCGGTCGGCACGACCCTTGCCATGATCGAGCAGGCGACGAAGGTCATGAACGCCGTTCACAAGCGCATGCACGCCGCCCAGTCCGAAGAGTTTCAGATGCTCGTCAAGCTCTTCAAGGAGCACCCTGAGAGCTTCTGGCAGAAGAACCGCAAGCCAGCCAATGCGTGGGACGAGGCGACGTTCCTTCAAGCGCTGGAGGACTGCGAGCTGGTTCCGCAGGCCGATCCGAACACTGCGTCGCACGGCCAGCGCGTCATGAAGATCATGGCCCTGAAGCAGCTTCAGCAGTCCAACCCCTCGATGTACGATCCTATTGCCATCGACACGGCGGCCCTTCAGGCCATTGGCTGGAGCAACCCGTCCCAGTTCCTCGCCCCGCCGAACGCTCAGGCTGCGCCGCCTCCGGAAATGCAGCAGATGCAATCGAAGATGGCTGCGGAGCAGAAGGATTCGCAGGCGCGTATGATGATGGCTCAGGCCAAGACCGCCGAAGTTCAGGCCAAAATCCAGCAGGGCGCATACGCTCCCAAGCACGATGGCGGTTTGCAGCCCAAGGGCGAGAAGGAAGAGCACCTGAACCCCATCGACCTGATGGATGCCAAGGCTCGCCTCATGTCGGCCCACACCAAGGCCGCAGAGGCGGGCATTAGGCAGAAGGTTGCGGCTGCCGAAGACCACAACCGCTCCATGGACCGTCAGAGCCGCGAGCGCATCGAGCTGCTGAAGCTTGCCAAAGACCTGACGATGCACCCGGAAATGGCTTCCACGGTCGAAAGCCTTGCAGAGCCTGCCAAGCAAGACCTGAAAAGCGGAGAATAAGCAATGGCCACCAACCAGCCTGCCGCACCTTACGGGTGGGAACTTGCCACAGACGCCAATGGCAACCAAAGGTTGGTGCCTGCCAAAGCTCCGCCAACGAGCGGTTCGAGCGCCTACGACGACGTCACAGGCTTGGCCAAAGAAACGCTTATGCCGCGCTGGGAAGACTTCTCCAACGCAACGCAGAACGCTTGGAATGCAGGCACCGGCATGGCCACGCAGGGCTATAACGAGCTGAACGCCGCCAGCAGCCCAGAAGGGCATTGGGGCAGCACCGGAAAGATGATTGCAGGGGCCGGGCAAGCCGCGCTGTCGCCCTTCGCCGGAGCGTACAATGCCCTGATTGGCGCTCCCGCTGGCCGCATCGGGCCGGGCTTCGAGCATGCCGCCGACGTAGCCTCCCTCATCTCTCCGGCGGACTTTGCCGCCCTCGCGAAGGCAAGGGCAGCCACAGCGCTTCCTGCTGGCGTGGCTGAGCATGCCGGTGCTGCTGGCGTCCCCGCCAATTTCCAGCTCGCCGGTGCCGACGTTCCTCGCCCGGCCAATGTGAACACCTCCAATGCGCCCTTGGCCTCCACCGAGATCTCGGGGCAAGCACCCGGCGTCTCGCAGGTCGGCACGGCTGAAATTCCTCGGGCCGCCAACGCCAACGTCGAGGGTGCGACTGGTCCAGCCAACACCAACATCGCCTCTGCCGCTTCGCAAGCCAAGGTCGATCAGGTGGCGCGTGACGCCATTGCGGACGAGAGCGCGACGCGCGCCGCATCGAGCGGTACGAACTACCAGACGCCTCTCGCCATCACTGGGCAGTCCGTCACCGCCACGCCGGTTGACCGTGCTCTGACGGTTGCTGGTCAGGCTTCGCCGCAACCTTCGCAGACCTTCAACGGTCCGCTGCCCATGTTCGCCCAGCCTCACAGCGGCGCTCAATATCAGCCCATGTCGGCGTCGTCTCGTTCGTGGACCGATCCGAACATGCCGCAGCCTTCTAACCCCATGCCTTGGGGCGACAACACGCCCGCTGGCCATTTGGACACAACACCTACGGGCTCGATCCCTGCCGCGCCTGTCAGCCATCTTTCCTCCGCCCCACTTCCCCCGCCTAGGCCGTCTGATGCTTCGGCCCAGTCCTCGCCGGGCTTCTTCTCAGGGCTCTTCAAAGACCCGTATGCCGGTATGAGCCCCGAACAGATGAATAGAACCGCTCAAAAAATGCAGAGCGCTGGCGACGAATATGGGGCAAACCTGCTTACGCAGCGCGCCGATAACGCCGTCACCTCGTCGGACGGCAACTTCGCACAGGGCGGATCTGTTGACGAAAACCACCCTGTGGTTCAACGTGCAATGCACCTTGTGCGCAGCTTTCTGCTGAACGGATAAGACGATCATGGATCACGATAAAGCCGCCCGCAGGGCTCTTCTCGTAGCCAAAGCCTTGAAGCATCACGCTTCCGTGATCCACAACCCCGCCCCCGTCATGGGCAACCCTCCGCCGCCTGTCGCGCGATATGGGACGATGGCCCCTCACCTAACGCAGATCGCACCTGTAGCGAGGGCTGCTGGAGGGGTAGCAGACCCCGCCTTCACGGACGCCGACGAAACGGCGCAGATGAAGTACATCCAAGACCCCAACCTCGCCATGCCCGCCAATCAGGTGGATCAGGACATCGAGGGTGGGGCATATGCGCGAGGCGGGTCCGCAGATCCTGAGCAGGCAGAGCTTCAGCGTCGTATGCAGCAGATCCTGCGCCCGGACAGCGATGACCCGGAGATGGTGCAGAAGTTTTTGAAGGCTCAAGCCAGCTACGAGCAGCCGACCCACGAGCGCGGCGCTTATTCCAATCGCGTCCTGCCAATGCCTGCGCACGACGTGCAGACGACCATTGGACCGCTTGGCAATGCTGTTCCGAAGGAGGCGTCACCGCTCACTTGGAACGCCTTTCACAAGATCGGAAAGGGCGGAACGATTTTCACCCTTGGCGGCGACAGATCTAACCTTGGTCGGCTGACCCATATCAACGGAAAGCCCCTCTCGTGGCCCGTGGACTTGCATGCTGGCACCAAATACATGGCCGAGCCCAATCCGGGCGCGGTTTGGGCCAATGCGCTTGGGGCAGCTTCTGCGCTTCGCAAGAATATTCGCGAGGCGGCTAAGAAGGGCCCGGTTTACGGGGCTTTTGCCCCTATGGGACCGCGCGCCGTTGATTCATCGAACAACATGTTCGACGCTCTGATGGCTCAGGTCCCGACGTCAGATATCTCTCCTGACGACGCCGTCAAGTTTGACAAAAGCCTTCAGGCGGGCGAGCACATCAAGGGCGACGAAGAAAAGCGCGCTGCGGCTCAAGAGGTCATGAAAAGCTGGCCGGGCATTCAAAACGCCGAAAAAGCCAGAGACTTCGCATCAAAGCTTTCAGGCGCGCACCGCAGCGCGATTGTGAAGCATATGGAAGCGGCTCCGTGGCAAAAGGCCGGGTTCCCGTCTGTGGGAATGACGCGCGCCGCCATTACGGATCCCGATCTCCTCGGGGTTGCTGGCAACTTGATGGGGCACCACGTCGTCGAGCTTGACCCTGAAAGCTACGACCGCAAGAACCTTGCCTTTGAGCATTCGACCTACGGGTTCCCCACCGGCGGAAAGCTTGTCGGGAAACTGCCGCTTATTGAGCGCCAAGTGGCCATGCCTGACTATACTGATCAGCAGGTCATGGATAAGTCCACGCTGAAGTCTGGCGAGCCCACGATAATCCATCCCTATTCTCCGAACGCTCAGGGTCGGTCAGCCTATCGCGGAAACACGGAAATGCGTCAGGCCATTCAGCCCATCAATGAGCGCATGCTTGAAAGCATTCAGCAGGCCCACGGGACGGGTTTTGCCGACGGTGGTGATGTCCGCGAAACGGACCACGCCCTACACCTGACATCCAAATTCGGCAATTCGCTGCCAAGCGCCGTGAACCAAGCTAAAGCAGCCACGCGGAGACGTCCGTGAACCTCCTAGGAGCCTACCATGTCTGAAGCATCCAAAGCCGCCAGAACGGCGATGAAGAGCAAGATTGCTCGCCTCATCAGCCCCGGAAAAAAGTCCAAAATCGACGCATCCGACTTCACGCCCGCTGATCCTCTTGACACTGAATCCAAGACGGGGCTTCGCCCCCTCTCGCGTCGTCAGTTCAAGAAGGGCGGCAAGGTTGTCGCCAAGGCGCACGGTGAAGAGGCCCACAAGCATGCGGGCCGCAAACCCCGCAAGAACGGTGGCAAGGCTCTGACCGCCAACACCCTCGTCAACCGTGACGTGCGCGAGGCCAACGAAGAGCGCGATGGCACCAAGCACATCGGCGGCTTCAAGCGTGGTGGTGCGACAAAGGGTCGCAAGCATCGTGAAGACGGTGGCAGCACCGCCATGACGCGCATCCGTGACGCGGCTGGCTACGACAGCCCGGACTACGAGCCCAGCAACTACCAGCCCAAGGGCAACTACAGCAACCTGTCCAACGAAGACATGGCCAAGATGCAGGCTCTGGCAGGCAGCAAGGACGTGCAGGGCCGAAAGCATGGCGGAAAGACTGGTCGCAAGCACCGTGCTGATGGTGGCTTCCAAGACCCGCGCATGGCCGCTCAGCAGATGCTGGCTGGCTCGAACCGCGCCAATGTTCCGACTGGATTGCTTCCGTCTCAGCCTGCCTCAAGCCAGATGTCCAAGGCTGCGGGCATCAAGCGTGGCGGCGGTGTCGATGGCAAGTGGATCCAAGGGGCCATCAAGCACAAGGGCGCTCTTCACAAGGAGCTGCACGTCGCTGAAGGCAAGAAGATCCCCGAGAAGAAGCTTCAGAAGGCTGAGCACAGCTCGAACCCCAAGCTGGCCAAGCGCGCTCATCTCGCTGAGACGCTGAAGCATCTTGGCCGCAAGGACGGTGGCCGCATGTCTCATCCCGACGAGCGCGAGGACAAGGCGCTCATCAAAAAGATGGTGAAGGGCGAGGCCCTGAAACATCGCAAGGCTGGCGGCACCGCCGTCTCCAACGGAACCCTTGAGGGCACACGCCCGACAGGTGGCCGTATGGCTCGCGCTGCCGGTGGGAAGACAGGCAAGGGCAAGACCAACATCAATATCGTGGTCTCTCCTCATGGGGCTGGACAGCAGCCTCCGCAGGGTGGCATGATGCCTCCCGGCGGTATGCCTCCCCACCCCGGTGGGATGCCTGTCGCTGTACCGCCCCCCATGGCTCCGCCGCAGCAAGGTATGCCCATGGGTATGCCCCAGATGGCGGGCCCGGTTGGCGCTCCTCCTATGCCCCCGCAGATGCCGCCCATGGGTCGGAAATCAGGTGGCCGCACCACGTTCCCGAAAATGGAATTTGGCGCAGGTAGCGGCGAAGGACGCATGGAAAAGATCAACAAGTATGGTCTGACCCCGCCCAAGAACGCCACTAAGCAGATCTGAGTTTAGGGGAGCGCGTTGCAACGCACACCCTAATACGGTGGTCGGCGGTCCCCTCTGCCGCCGACCACTAGAAAAGACAGAGGGAAACCACCATTTAGAGGGGAAGGTGGTAAGTAATGCTGACATATAGTGACCTGTTTGAGCAGCAGCTCAGAATGCTAATCGCAGAAGAGATCGAGATTCATCTCGATGCACTTTCGCGTGGAGGCGGTGTCAACGATTACGCCGAATATAAATCGTTGGTCGGAAAGATCGCAGCCCTTCGTGAAGTCTTGGAACTTGCCGATGAAGCTCGATCAAATGCAAACAAAGCCAGATAAAGGGGTATCAAATGGCCTATGTAATGGATCACTCTCTTGATCCCAAATCAGCTCTTCTCAAAGAAGTTGGAGAAATCTCCAATGTAGAGATCTTCAACAATCAAGTTCTTGTTGCGATCTATATTCGCCCTGAACTTACCGCTGGCGGTATCATCATCACGAATAACATCCGTGATGAAGACAAGTGGCAGGGCAAGGTTGGTCTTGTCTTGAAGAAAGGGCCGACTGCATTCACGCACGATTGGTTCAAGGGTCAGGAAATCAACGAGAACGACTGGGCTGTCTTCCGCCCTTCCGATGGTTGGGGCCTGACGATCAATGGCCAGATGTGCCGTATCCTTGAGGATACTGTCATCCGTGGCCGCACCCAGCATCCTGACGCCATTTACTGAGGAAATAACCCATGGATGAGCAAAATCACGTAGAAATCAACCTTGATCCGGTCGAGACCAAGGCAGAAGAGCCGGAAATTCAGGTCGTAAAGGCCGAAGAAACCCCGGAACCGCCAAAGAAGAAACTTCGCAACGAAGTTTCTCCCGAAGACGGCATCCAAGAGCTGCGCGCCAAGCTTGATCAAGAGCGTCAGGCTCGCGTCGATGCTGAGCGACGCGCTCAGGAGGCCGCAAACAGGGAATTTCAGGCCAAAAATGAGGTTCAGGACACCAACCTGCACCTCGTCACGAACGCCATCGACACAGTTCGCCGTGAAAACGACATGCTGACGTCGAGCTACGCTGAAGCGATGGGCTCTGGCGACTATGACCGCGCCTCGAAGATCCAGCGCGCCATGGCGACGAACGAAGCCCGCCTGTTGCAGCTTGAAAACGGCAAGGCTGCGATGGAATCACAGCCAAAGCAGGCTCCTCCGAAGCCCCAATACGCCGACCATGTCGAAGCTCTGGCCTCTCAGGTCACTCCGGCGTCGGCCAACTGGCTCAGGCAGCATCGCGACCACCTTGGAACGCAAAAGTCCATCGACCGCATGTTCCGGGCGCATGCCGACGCCATTGATGACGGAATCATCCCCGATACGCGGGATTATTTCGAATTCATCGAGACGCGCATGGGCATCAACAGGTCTGAGCCGCGCGAAGAAAGCTATGACGCCATGAACGAAGCCGCCAAGCCCACCCAGCGGCGTCAGGCACCCCCGTCCGCGCCCGTCACTCGCTCCGGCACTGCGCCCGGCACACGCCCCAACGTCGTCCGCCTGAGCGCTCAAGAGCGCGAAATGGCGGAAATGATGCAGATGACCGAGACCGAATACGCCCGCAACAAACTGGCCCTTCAGAAAGAAGGCAAGCTCAACTAAGGAGACCGATTATGGAAGAGATGCAGAACAGCGCCCCCAAGCGCACCCTGAGCCGCTTCAGGAAGCCCAGCGAGCCTGTGAACGAAGTCGCCTTCGACGCCCCTCCTCGCGCCCCGGAGCGCCCGGAAATGGTGACTGACGACCCGAGGGCCAGAGCCGCCAAGCGCGCCGCCGAACTCCGTGGCCACCTTGGCTCGCTGGACGAGGGCACGGATGACTTTTACATCCCGCCTCATTACATCCCGGATGGCTGGTCGTATGAGTGGAAGCGCAAGCTGACCATGGGGCAGGAAGACCCGGCCTATCAGGTCTCCATTGCCCGCAAGGGTTGGGAGCCAGTCCCGGCTTCGCGTCATCCGTCGATGATGCCTGACGGCAACAAGTACCAGATCATCGAGCGCAAGGGCATGATCCTCATGGAGCGCCCGCTTGAGATCACTGAAGAGGCCCAGCGCGCCGAACGCCGCCGTGCGCAGCTTCAGGTTCGCCAGAAGCAAGAGCAGCTCAACGCGGCTCCGCAAGGTCAGTTCGAGCGAAACAACAAAGACGCGCCGCTCGTTAGGGTAAAGAAGGGGTATTCCCCTATCGCGATCCCCGATGCTTGATGTTTTGAGGGCATAGCTCTCAAAATTTAGAAAATTCCCCATGCAGCTTTATTGAGGCTTCTCTGTAGGCTGCATGGGCATCTTCAGCATTTGAGAAATATCCTAAAAATTTTTGAGATTTTTCATATCCTATCCTTGCCCTCCATTTTCCTCTTTTTTCATCAAAACTTACGCCCTTAAAGCCGCTATTATTGTCCTTTCTTCTAAATGCGTTTTGACAATTTTGAGCGTTGGTCGCCAATCTTAAATTTTTCAGACGATTGTCCGTTCTGTCTCCATTTATATGATCGACCTGCTGTTCGGCGGACAGGTCGATCCCAGACATAATCAAAGCAATTCTGTGGGCAAGGTATGTTTTCCCCTTAACCCCAATTTGAATGTATCCCTTTTGGTGGATGCTGCCAGCGATGTCGCCCGCTCTAATTGACCCCTTCCTGTTCTTAATCCACTTCATAAGTCCTGTTTCCGGGTCGTATGACAGATGCTCTAAAAAAATATGCTGACGCATTTTTCCCTCCTACTGTATGAACAGACTGGCTCAATATATTGCTATTGTCAATTCTTTTTTAGTATGTAATATTCCCGAACAGACCTTAGATGGTTAGTCTCCCTCGGTGTGGAGACTTCACTCTACCTTGATTTGTGGCTCCCTAGGCGCGGAGTTTGCAAATTGCTCCGAACAGGAGCCTCCAATGGCAAACACAAACGCACCGTTTGGCTTCCGCCAGTACAGCGGCAACGGTTCTGCTCCCACCTACGAGCAGGTTGCTGCGGTTATCGACTACAACGCCACCAACATCTTCTTCGGCGATCCCGTAACTTGGCAGTCTGACGGCACCGTTGCTCAGTCTGCGGCCACTGGCGCTACGCCTGCGGCTCTCGGCATCGCTGGCATCTTCGTCGGCTGCAAGTACCTCTCCGTGTCGCAGAAGCGCACCGTCTGGGGCAACTACTGGCCCGGCTCCGATGTCGCCTCCGGCAACTACGTTGAGGGCTATATCGTCAACGACCCGAATGCCCGCTTCGTCGCCCAGAGCGATGGCACCGGCATCGCGTTCCCCGCCGACCTGAACGCCACCATCGGCTTCGCGTATGGCACCGGCAACGGCACCAACAGCACTGGCAACACCGCCAACGGTATTTCCACTGCCTATCTCGACACGACCACTCTCAACACTGCGACATACAACGTCAACGCCCCCTTCAAGGTGTTCGGCGTCGTTACGTTCCCGCCGGGAGCGAACGGAACCTACGGCAATGGTCAGGCTTATGACTGGGCCATCGTGGGCTTCAACAATGTCGTCACTCGCAACTTCCTCGGCGCCTAAGGAGTAGGGTATCATGGCTGTCAATCTTTCTGCCATCAAAGACCTTCTGCTCCCCGGTCTCCGTGGGATTGAAGGCAAGTACGAGATGATCCCATCTCAGTACGACAAGATCTTCACCAAGCATGATTCCAAGCTCGCCTTGGAACGCACCGCTGAAATGCGCTTCTTGGGCCTCGCCCAGTTGAAGACTGAAGGCGCGCAGACGTCGTTCGACAACGGCGCTGGTGAGCGTTTTGTGTACAATCAGGAGCACACGGAAATCGGTCTCGGTTACGCGATCACCCGCAAGGCGATTGACGACAACCTCTACAAGACCCAGTTCCACCCCTCCAACCTCGGTCTGATCGAGAGCTTCCAGCAGACCAAGGAAATCTACGGCGCGAACGTGCTGAACACGGCGACCACCTACAATAGCTCTATTGGCGGTGACGGCGTTGCTCTCTGCTCGACCTCGCACCCCATCGACGGTGGCACTGTTGCCAACACCCCCTCCACTCAGGTTGACCTGAACGAGGCCACGCTGCTGAACGCTATGATCAGCATCCGGTCGAACTTCAAGGATCAGGCTGGTCTGAAGGTGTTCGCCCGTGGCCGCAAGCTGATCGTTCCCCCGCAGCTTGAGCCTGTCGCAATTCGTCTGACGAAGACTGAACTGCGCCCCGGCACTGCGGACAACGACGTCAACGCCATCCTCTCGACGGCTGGCGGTCTGCCCGAAGGCTACATGGTCAACGACTTCTTGACCTCT